ATAACTAAAAAAGTTTATCCAAACCCTCCTGTATAAGCGATAGCATCACCAATTCCAACCCCTGCTGAAAACACAGTTGTACCAGGAATAGTTCCTACAACCGTACAGGTTACAACATTTTTAAGATTTGAATTTCCAGCAACCGTAGCAGGCAACGAAGCTACACCATCAGAAACAGTTGCAGTAGCTAGTAGAGTACCTTTTTGATTCCAGACTCTAATACTAAATCGGTCAGGCGCACTTTTATATAAAATTGATTTGAATAGATTTCCAACCCATCCAGAGGCTGATCCCTTTAATGTTAATAATAAATAGTTATCCCTATCTTTACGAAAGTAAACCTTTCCATTTGTTGTAGGGCGGGAAAGCGTAAACGGCACCCGTCTGGGAGACAGGTAGCTTCCAGGACGGAACTTTGAAAATAGCATTTATAATCCTTTTGGTCGCTCTCCATCCCGTAGCGGGTTGCCTGTCCAAATTTGACCATAAGTAATGGTATACAATCCAGGCTCGGCGGTAGCTTGTTCAATTTTAACTACACTTGTTCTATCATTATCTGCTAAAACAAACTCAACAGGATATCCCGAATTCATTTTAGATGCACCCCCTACAAATCCACTAGTTGTAAATCCTGAAGCAGCGGCTGCGTCTCCTTGATTTGCTGCTGGAGTGGTTATATTCGTCGGAAAAATTCTAGCTGTATAGTAACCAGTGGTTACAGCCGAAGAACACTCTACTGAAATATAATTACAATCTAAAGCGTTTCCTCCCGTATCTGCTAAAGTTACAGAACTAGCGGTTAAATCATTAATTGGCCCAACCAACATTGTATAAGGTCTAAATTGTTCTCTCATTTTTCTTCCTCGTTATCTTTGTTACCTAATTCAGCAGCAATTTCTTTTACCATGCTTTCTAACTCGGTTAAATCATTATTTGCTTCTTTTTGTGTAGCGGGTGTTCCAACAGATTCCTCATCCTCACCAGGACCTTCCTCTGTTTCCTCAGGAGCTTCGGCAGACTCTTCTGCTTCAGGTTCTACAGGCGTTTCCTCTTCCTCTTCCCCAGCCTTCTCTAATTCAGTATCACCTTCTTTAGCGGCTGCTTTAACCTCAGCCTTCCTCCCACCTTCGTCTTCAGCTTCTAAAGCCTCCATATCAACATTTTCATTATCCTCGTATTCTGAAGCTTTAGCTACTCTCACTTTATTTTTAAAAACTTCTCTCTTTGATTTGCTGACTCTTTTTAAAGAGGGCTTTTCAGTAGTCGCAGTAGCCTCAAAAATTTGATCATAACCAGCAGAATTGAATACCTCTCGTAAATAGTCATTTACATCAATACCCTCAACTCCCGCTTTATTTTTCAATAAGTAAGCTGTCTCAGAAAGAACTTGTTTTAAAATACTTTCTTTTGGAGATAATCTAGAAAGAGCTTCAAAAATAACAATTTGAGTATTAATTAAACTTTTAAAAGAAACAGACTCTTGAAGATTTTGAATGTTTATTCCGTACTTCTCATTGATAGTATTAATAAAATCTTCCTTAACCTCTTTCTTTAATTCAAAAATAGTAGAAGCAAATTGTTGGATATCTTTCTCAGACACACCAATGCCGTCTGTTTGCGCTAAACAATTACTAAAAGTATTAAACAAAGTCTTCTTAGAAGCTAAAGCAATATAGGGAACTTCCTGAATCGCTTCACAGAAGACATCTACTATTTGTTCCTTCTCCTCAAAGATCATGCTGGCGAGCTTTCTTACAACAGAGTTGGATGCCCAAATAAGTTCAAACTCTTTTTTCGATTCAATCAATTCTTTCTTGACTAATTCTTGCCGACAAATCATTTCATAAATAGACTCATTTATGCCATCCTTCAGAGTATAACTCTTATTTTCCACCAACTCCTCATGAGTTAGTTTGGGAAAATTGAAGGCATTAGAAACGGTGTTTGAGAGATTCACAGCATTTCTAACTTCGGGGACCTTCTTAATCTTTTCTTTATTCTCTTTTAGAAACTCAATTAGTTGGGGAGTAACTTCAACTAATTGTTGAAAAGTTGAAGATTCTACAATTTTGGCAATAGATTGTAACTTTTCAGTTTTCTCAAATAATTTATGTTGAACTGTATTTAATTTGACTCTATTTTCCCATAAAGATAGAATGTCTGTAAAAGAAGTGTCCGCAGTGCCGTATTCATTATAATGAATACTTTCTACGAATGTATGAAGTTTATCAGATACAAAAGTATCAAAAAGTTCCGTGTCTTCAAAAATGGACGAATCTTTAAGATCAATCTTATTTAAAGTAACATCCTTCCCAATTTCATACTCTCCACTAATTACTTTATTTGATTCAGTCAAATAAGTAACCAATTTATTTTGGCTATCAATTGAAAAGAGTATAACATTCTCTCTTAAGGATCTTCCAATGCAGTCTCCCAACTTGATAAGGTAGGAAATCTTCTTGTCTCTATCTTCGAATAATTGTGAAAACATAATTTTTTCTCCGTATAACTGTATATATGTTAGCTATTTACTAACTTCTTCTACTTTTTCTTGTTGTTTTTGGATTATTCTAGAAATAACTTCTTTTTCCTTATCTTCTAGAATTAAAATATCATCTAAATCAGCTAAGTGTGAGGTAGATTCCGTTGCCGTAGGTGGCTTGTTCTCGGCAGGCTCTTGCCCTCCAGCGGCTCCAGGTGGCGGCATCACTCCAGCCCCACCCCCTCCTGGCGCTCCTCCTGGGGCCGCGCCTCCTAGAGGGTTCTGAGCTTGAGCCATAGACTCCTGCTTTTCTACCTCTTCTTTCTGATCTTTTTCTAATTCCTTCTTCATCCTTTTTATTTCTTCATCCGTCATGTCGTAATATTCTTTATAAATTTCTTCTTTAGAGAATAATCCAAGCATTTGTACGGCCTGAATAACTCTAGTTTTCTGTTCATCTAAGTCAAGTTTTCTCTTAGAAGACATATCAGATGATTCTGGAAGTTGAATTCTCAGCTTACGAATTACACTAGGAGCAAATCCCCGTAGTTGAAGGTGACGTTTTGCCATATTTTCTAGCCCCGCCTCAATACAGATTTGGACCCTATGAATAGTTCTAGCAAATTTAACATCTAATTGTGACAGATTAGCCTTGCGCTCAGGAGAGCTATCTTTTTCCACAATATAATCCTTAGGAATTTTTAGTGCGGCCAGCAATTTATCCCTGTAGTATCTAACATCTTCAATTTCGCTCAAATTAGATGCCCCAGGGAGTACATCAATTTTAGTACCCTTTCCTCCCTTAGATGGCACGTAGTAATCCTCATCCATAGACATAGGATTAAATCTAGCATCAACAGTTCCCGTACTTGAATTGTAATATTTTTCTTTCTTAAACTTCTCTTTTAGACGCTCTATGTACATTTCAGCTTTACTTGTTGGGAGATTGCCTGTATCAACATAGAAAATTCTTCTCTCAGGAGCGCGAGTTAGACGATATATAAGCATCGCATCTTCCATTTGTAGTAAAGACCTAAAAATTCTATGGCACAATGCAGCTATTGATTTTCCGTAGGGATAAAAAATAGGATCTGAGTTAAATAAACGATAATGGACAATCTGATTTTTATCTAATCTAACGTATTTTAGAGGACGTTCATCAGTATAAGATCCGTAATTGAAACTCTCTTCTTTAGGAATTTCTTGTAGGAAATTTTTAAGATAACCAAATTCATTTTCAACTCTCAAAATGAAGTTTGGATTTAATACTTTTATCTTTTTAATACCTTCGTCTGGACTATTTACATCTACAATTAGCTCTGTAAAGCAATCTCCATATTTTACTGTATTTCTAATGATATCCCATAAAAATCTATCTAATTTAATACGCTCAAAAAGAGTCTTAAGTTCATTAACGACTAATTCACTCTCAGATTTAATGTTCCATTTTTCATTTCGAGGTCCTCGCTGAGAGGAATCATCAGCATAAATATCAAATGCGGCCCCGATCTCAGGATACTCATCCATATCCTCGTATTCTCTATACCGTCTCCGTCTGTTCATCTCCAATTGAGGTAAAATTGGATTTCGTGCTATTCCCCCTATCGCAGGAGACCCGTCCCCAGCATCTTTTATAACTTCCGTGTGTACAGCAGTGTCTCCACCATACTGAGTGGGCTCCCCCTTATCCATATCCTTAACAGCCTGCGCTTGAACAGTTGATGCAAAGAATTTAGCAAAAAACTTCCCAATCGGCCCTGTGGGAGTAAGGAAGCTGCCTGTTCGATTAGACGTTCCTCCAAAACTTGTATAACCTTCTTCTATTGGTTTTTCGTCTTTTATTTCATCAGCCATCGCATATCCTCCTCAATAATCTCCCCCTGCATAGTGTTTAATCTAAATTTCCAATTTTTAGAAGGCAGCGGTGGTGCTTCTTTGTGTGGAATTTTAGATATATGTTCTATAGGTGTAGTATCTAATAAATTTTTATATCCATGAACAGCCAAAGCTAAACTCATAATTAAATCATCATGATATCCCTTTTCAGCCTCAGGTCTTCCTTGATTTTTTATAACAAAAGTCATTA